CTATATTTTGCGGGCTTCAACGTCGTTTTGTTGCATGACTGTTGCGCCTAGAAAAAGCGCCTGCGCTTCAGCCATCGCCGACGCCTCGTCGTTCGTCGGCCACAGGTGCCCATACGTGTCGTATGTCATCTGGATCGAGGAGTGCCCAAGACGCGCTTGGACTGCCTTCGGAGGCAGGCCAAGGCCACCGACCTCGCGCGCGTTCAGAAGCCAAGAGGCGTTCCAGTGGCGCCAGGCGTGCATGCCGCTATAGCGAGGCTCAAGGATCGGTTGACCGTCAGCATCGATCCGACCCGTGTCGATCGTCAGCCCGGCTTTGACGACGAGCGGCTGCACGATGCGGGACACGATGTTCGCATGGTATTGAGGTCGCCCCGTCTCCGTTGGGAAGACGAGCCCGAGTTCGCCCTTCGGGCACTCCGCCTTCCACTCGGTCAGTGCTTCGACCACGAGCGGGAGGAGGGGGATCGTCCGCTGGCCGGCGTCGCTCTTCGGCATACCGATGTCTTGGAAGGCATCGGCACGCTGGCGCACATGCAGCAAACCCTTGCGCAAATCGACGTCCGGCCACGACAAGCCTCGCAGCTCAGACGATCGCATGCCGGTGAACACCATCGTCAGGATGAACGCCCTATGGCGCCCCTCGGCAGCGGCGATCAAGGCGCGGGCTTCGTCCATCGTCGGGATGTCGATGCCGTAGCGCAGGCGGCCGCGCTGCCGCTTCTCGACCTTGCTCTTCGCGGATCCGCGGCGCTTGGCCATCTCGGATACGGCGTTCCTGACGACGAGGCCGCGCTCTTGGCTATCGGACAAAATTGAGCCCAGCGACACCGTCACGCGCTTAATCATGGCGCTCGATCGGTCCGCCTCGCGCAGCTTCTCCTGGAATGCCCGCACCCCTGGCACGCTGATCTTCGTCAGCTTCGTGGCGCCGATGAAGGGCACCAGATGCAGCCGAACGTGCTCGCCGTACTGCTTGATCGTCGACTGCTCGAGGCCGGCGTCTCGGCAGCTCTTAAGCCATAGGTCGGCGGCCTCCGCGACTGTCACGGTTGCAGCGTCGGGGACGTGCGTCCCGTCCTTCAGTTCGACGGCCGTCGTGTTGGCGAAGACATCGGCGTCGCGCTTCAATTTGAAGCTCTTCGACCGGCGCGTCCCTGCGGCGTCGCGATAGTCGACCTGCCAGCCTGATCCGGTCGTGCCGTCGGCATTCGTCCATTTACGCTTACGGACGCTCACTGGTCGTCGTCCTCTTCGCGCGGGAGAGGTTCATACCAGAGGTCAACCCAAAGCTGTTTCCGGAATTCGAGCAGTGGAGCCTGTCGCTCTGGCGGCAGTTCAGCGATTTTTGCGTCCAAGAGCCTTAGAGCCGCACGAAGCTGTTCTTTCTCATCGGGAAAAGCAGCCTCCAAGGTCTCAACGATCAAGAGATTCATACTCTTATCCGCAGCGTCTGCGGCCAGCTTGATGCGGTCACGGAGGCCCTCTGGCATGCGCAACTGGTACTGATCCAAAAATTTGCGCTTCACGCGATCCACCTCAAAACACAGAATCCTATCCAAATGGGCTTGAAAAAGCCCACCGGGTCAATACTATCCATTTGGGTGTGAAAAATTGGTTACGCCCTACAGGAGCGAAATGGATGGAACGGAAGCTGCAAGAGGCGCGAAGCGCGGCACAGCCGAAGCTTGTTTGGGGGACGAAGGCGATCGCCGGGCTCTGCCAGATCGAGCCGCGGAAAGCGTATCACCTGATGAGGACCGGTCGTCTGCCGGTGAAGAAAGTCGGCGCCACCTATGTCGGTGAGGAAGAAGCGCTGTTGAAGTTCCTGACGACCCCCGAGGTGGCCGCATGAGCGCCGTCCGTCGTCACTCGGCTGCGGCCGATCTCACCATGAACCTATACCGGGCCGGGCTCAGCTTCTGTCGCACGGACCTCGAGGACGCCTTCCGGGCGCTCGTCGGCTGGCCGGGCGAGGCGCGCTTGCCGAACCTGAACGCGGACCAGCGGCAGGGCCTCCTGATCGGCGTGTGCCGCGGGCTTCTCGCCATGGAGAACGATCGGATCATGCCGTCCGGCACCTTCACTGTCATCCTCGACGAGGCGGGCGCGGAACGGCTGGCCGGCGCCACCTACGCGCACGGCGCCCGAGCGGTTCTCGACACGCCGGCTTTCCTGGTCAACCTAACGCGGGAGCAGCTGTGATGACGAAGGTGATGATGTTTGCGGCCGAGCGGAAGCTTCTGGACCGTATCGCCGGCGAGCTCCTCGACGCGAGGGCAACATCGAACCATGCGGCTCTGGTCGAAGCGGTCGAGGATCTCGAGGTCATCGTGATGTTCACCGACTTCCCGACGTTGCGGGCGCGGGCCAGTGAACTCATCAAGACAGCTTACGAACCGATGCCCGATCCGTGGGGACTGCGGAGCTGAGATGTCAGCGAAGGGGCCGGTTCGCGGCCGCCCCTTCGCCTTCAACCCATAACGAACCGGGTCGGCACCCGGCCAGGAGTATGCATTGGCTGCAACTATTCTAGCGCCTTCCCCGCTCGAAACCAAGGGCGATGCGGAAGAGACCCAGCGGTTTCTGCGAGCGATCTTCAAGCATGCGACGCCCGAGGATCGGATGACGCTTGCCGTGGGCGTCTACTCGAACAACAAGGCTGAGAACGCTTGGGCGCGGCCGTTCTACGCTCCCATTGGCGAGCGCGTCGACACAGCGCATCTTGCTGGGTGGATGGCGACAATCGCGACCGGCGCTGCGCAGGCCGGCGCCGGCGACAACGGGCAGACCGTCGCCATGCGGATCTGCGGCTTCGGCGATCAAAAAAAGGTCCGAGAAGACGGTACGCTCACCGAGAATCCGTTCGAAGGTGACGACAACGTCGTCTTCGCACCGGTAATCGCGGTCGAGATCGACAAGCACCCCGCCCAGGCGCGCCGAGATCTGGAGGCTGTCTTCGGAAAGCCGACCATCATCGTCGAGTCCGGTGGTATCTGGACCGATGAGAGCGGCTATCGTGAGAGGAAAATCCACGCATATTGGCGGCTCGACAAGCCAGCCGTGGGCGCAGATCTGGCGAAGCTTAAAGACGTTCGCAACCGGGCCTGCGCACTCGTAGAGGGCGACACGTCTGGCGTCTCGATCGGGCACCCGATGCGGCTTCCTGGTTCCTGGCACACGAAGGACGAACCGCGGCTCTGCCGCATCGTCGAGCTGAACGATGATCGCGACGTTCCGCTGAGCGTCGCCCTAGAAAACGTGACCGAGGCGCTCGAGGCCAAGGGCCTCACCGTGGACGACATCCTGCGCATGTCGTCCCGGCCGCGCGACAACTTTCGGACGGAGCGCCCTTGGGCTGTGGCGGACCTGCAATCCGCCGTGGCCATCCTGCCGAACGACTTCGATAACTGGAACCGATGGAACAAGATCGGGATGACGCTCTTCGACGTCTCGCACGCCAGCGAGGACGGCTACGAGGCGTTTCAGGCGTGGTCGGCTAAGGCGACGCTTTCGGCCTACAGTCCTGAGGTAACCAAGGCTCGCTGGGAGAACTACTGCCGGTATCCCCCGCGCTACGTGTTCGGTGGTTCGCTGGAAAAGGAACTGCGCAAGTTCAAACCGGACTGGCGACCGGTCGCCACGATGATGGAAGAATGGTTCGAGCCGATCGACGATCAGGGCGACGGCATCCTGGCTGGAATCCCATTGGGAGAGCCGGCGGGCAACGTCACGCCGCTGTTCGGGGACCGGCCAGACGACGCTGCGCCTCTGTGGGTGCGCGAGATGAACAAGCGGCACGCGATCATTGAACACCGGGGCGACACCTTCCCTATCACCGAGGAGGACGACGGCTCGGTGAGCAAGTCGTCCGCGAAGTCGTTGCGTTCTTCCTACGCTCCCAATCCGGTCTTGCAGGGCAACCAGAAGGCCCCGCGCTATGACGCTTGGGAAGCGCACCCGGCTCGGCGGTTCTATCGCGGCGGCTGGGCCTTCGATCCGAACGGTGTGGAGCCGGGCGTCTACAACCGCTGGCGAGGCTTCCCGCGCCTTCGGGGAGAAGACGAGGTCGTCGCTGACGGCGCGCAATGCCAGCTGATCTTGCGCCACATTGAGGAGGTCGTCTGCGCCGGCAATAAGGAACATGCCGCCTATCTGCTGCGCTGGCTCGCGCATCTGGTTCAGCACCCTGGCGACAAGCCGGGGGTAGCGGTCATCCTTCAGGGTGGCAAAGGAACAGGCAAAGACAGCCTCGGCTATTACGTCGGCCGCATGCTCCCTCGCTTCTATACGAATACGGCCCAGCAGCGGCACATGACGGGCAACTTCAACGCCCACTTGGCGACGTGCCTCCTTTTGCACGTCGAGGAACTGGGCTGGGCCGGGAAAAGCAAGATGGACGACGGTCTGCTAAAGTCGCTCATTACGAATCCGAACCAGATCGAAGAGCAGAAAGGTGTCGACGCGGACCCGAGCCAGAAGTCGTTCCTGCGCCTTCTGGTGACGTCGAACGAAGGTTGGATCGTGCCAGCTACGCAGGACGAGCGGCGCTACTTCGTGCTGCGCGTTTCCAACGAACGCCAGAGGCAATCCGCCTATTTCGCAGAGCTTGCCGCTGAGATGAACGGCCTCGGCCCTGCGGCGCTGCGAAAGTACCTAGAAGCGATCGACTTGACCGGTTTCGACGTTCGAACGCCTCCTGCGACCGAGGCATTGGCGCAGCAGAAGCGCGCCTCTCTGACGGGCTTCGACCTCTATTGGGCTGAGATCCTTGAGCGAGGCAACGCCTATCGCGGCCCTGCTGGCGAGCCTTGGGAGAGCAGTCCCGTCGTGGTCGAGAAGGGCGACTTCTTCCGCGACTATGAGCGATGGAGCAAGGAGCGGCGTGAGCCCGTCGAGGGCATGGTCCAGATTGGCATAAAGCTATCGGCTGCCTTGGGTGCCAAGCACGGCAAGCTATCGGGACAGCAGCGCATGGGAGGAGACGAACGGGTCACGGTCTACCGCTTCCCGGCCCTGCCTCACGTGCGCGAGGCTTTCGGCGTAACCACTGAGCCGACGCACGCCGACTAGGGTGCTGCCTTGGGTGACTAGGGTGCTGACTAGGGTGACTAGAGCCCTGAAACCCCTGCAAAACAACGGCTGGCAAGGGTGACTAGGGTGACTAGGGCCCTTTTCGTTTTCATACGTGCGTGCGTCTGCGTACCGAGCAGATGTACCATCTCAGACTATTTGCTGAATATACCCTAGTCACCCTAGTCACCCTTGCCAGGACGCTCAAACCCCTGCGGCATATGGCTTTGGGTGACTAGGGTTCCGACTAGGGTGACTAGGGTGGCCAATGATCGGCCGCAGTATTAAATTGCGGATTTAAAAATAAAATCGCAGCGTTTGTCGCTGCCGTTGCTTTCCACCATATGTCTCGTATGGCGCTACGCTGTCGGAACATCGGTTATCATCTTGGACGTGCCACCCGTGAGGTGTGCGCGTGAACCGTCGTCCGAACGCCCGCCAACGTCTTTACGATCGCAACTGGGATGTGGCTCGTCGCGAGTTCCTGACCGCAAACCCGTGGTGTGCCTGGTGCCACCGCGATGGGCATATGAAGCCCGCCAAGCACGTCCACCATTCGACGCCGCACCGTGGCAATCCGGCCCTGTTCTGGGATCGGACGCGCTGGGTCGGCCTCTGCCAGACGCATCACAACGCCGACGCCCAACAGATCGAACGGCGAGGCTATGCGTCGCGCGTCGACGCCTCCGGGCTGCCGACCGACCCGAACCACCCCTTCAACCGGGCGACCCCCGTCGAGATCGCCGCCGCGCGCCCCCAGGGGCGGGGGGAGTCGAAAGTCAGCGCCTCTAGGGGGTCGGGACCGGTCGGGGAATTCGAGACTGAGTTAGTTCGCCCGACGGAGGGCTCGCGCTGATGGGCATGCGCGGTCCCGGGGCGGCCAAGATGCGTCTCGCAAGGGAGGCGCTAGAGGGCAAAAAGCAGCGTCCGACGTGGCAGCGGAAGGGCTTGTCCCGTGCTGCTCGCGTCATCTCGTTCCTGCAGTCGCTGCCGATCACGAAAGGCCCGCTGGCCGGCAAGAAGATGAAGCTTCTGTCGTCGCAGCGCGAGTTCGTTGAGGCGATCTATGGCGACCTCGACGACAAGGGCATCCGGCGGAAGCGGATCGGCATCAAGAGCGAGCCGAAAGGCAACGGGAAGACTGGCCTCGTCGCCGGGCTCGTACTGGCGCACCTTCTGGGGCCCGAATCCGAGGCCCGCGGCGAGGTCTATTCGGCCGCTATCGACCGGGGCCAGGCCGCGCTGATCTTCAACGAGATCGAGGCCATCATCCTGCAGACGCCCGCATTCGCCGCAAGGGTGAACATCCAGCGCTTCATGAAGAAGATCGAGGTGCTGTCCGGCGACGGAATGGGCTCGATTTACGAGGCGATGAGCGCCGACGCGCGCCGGGCGCACGGCCTATCGCCGACATTGTTCGTTTATGACGAGCTCGCCCAGGCACCGAACCGCGTTCTGCTCGACAACCTGATGAATGGCCTAGGCAAGCGCAAGGAAGCGCTGGCGCTCATCATCTCGACCCAGGCGCCGGATGATTCCCATCCGCTCTCGCAGATGATCGACGACGGGCTGTCCGGGGCCGATCAGTCCATGTTCGTGCAGCTCATCGCGGCGCCCATGGAGGCCGATCCGTTCGATGAGGCGACTTGGTTCGCCTGCAATCCGGCCCTCGGCAAATACATCTCGCTCAAGGAGATGCGAGAAGCGGCCGCCCGCGCCCGGCGTATTCCCGCATTCGAGCCGTCGTTCCGCAACCTGCGCCTCAACCAGCGCGTGGACGCGCGCGACAACGACCGCATCGTCACCGGCGCCGTGTGGAAGCTCGGCAACCAGCCGGTGGATCGGACGTCGCTGGCCGGTCGCAAGTGCTTCGGCGCGCTCGACCTGTCCGCGAAGCACGATCTCACGTCGCTGACGCTCGCCTTTCCGTCCGACGAGGAAGAGCCGCTCTTCGACATCCTGCAGTTCTGCTGGACGCCCGCCGGCACGATCGCCGATCGGCAGGCCTCTGAACAGGAGCGCTTCCGCGACTGGATCCGCGCCGGCCATATCGAGACGACGCCCGGTGCGACTGTCCGTTACGAGTTCGTGGCGTCGGAGCTGTCGCGTCTGGCGCGCGAGTTCGACATCCAGGTCATCGGCTTCGACCGCTGGCGGATCGACGAGTTTAAGGTCGACCTCCGCGAGGTCGATCCCGACTTCCCCGTGCCGCTCGAACCCTTCGGCCAGGGCTTCAAGGAGATGGGTCCGGCCTGCGACTGGTTCGCCGAGCTCGCCGTCACGGGCCGCATTCGGCACGGCGGCCATCCCGTTCTGACCGCCGCGGTGGCCGGCGCGATCACGACCAAGGATCCGGCCGGCAACATCAAGCTCGACAAGGCCAAGTCGGACGGCCGCGGGCCGGTCCGTATCGATCCGGCCGTCACCCTCGTCATGTCGCTCGCCCTCGCCAAGCGCTTCGAGGCAGTCCCGGTCGTCGACGTCGACGACTTCCTCAAGAACGTGGTGATCGCCTGATGCTCGGCCTGAACACCCTCGCGCGGCGCTTCGGCCTGAAGGACAGCCGCATCTTCACGAACTTTTTCGGCACGGACAGCTGGTCCGGTCGCACCGTCACGCCGGCCAAGGCCATGCAGGTCGCAGCCTTCTGGGCCTGCGTCCGGATCATCGCGCAGACGATCGCCACGCTGCCGGTCGGCGTCTACCAGCGCCGCGCCGACGGCGGCCGGGACGCTGCGCCGAGGCATCCCCTGTTTGCGCTCCTGCGGGAGACGCCGAACGCAGACCAGACGCCGGTCGAGTTCCTCGAGGCGATCGTCGCGCACGTCCTCGTTTGGGGCAACGCCTTCGTGGAGATCGTCCGAGACGATCGCCGGATCCTCGCGCTCCACATCCTGCAGCCGGACGCGATGGAGGTCTATCGCGACGCCTCCGGGTCGCTGCGCTATCGCCAGAACGACCCCCGCGGCGTCCGCGAGCTGGATGAGGATCAGGTTCTCCATGTCCGGGGCTTCGGCTTCGGCGGGGATCTCGGTCTCTCGACCGTCGAGTACGCCCGTCAGACGCTGGGCGCGACGATGGCAACCGACGAGGCGGCCGCCCGCGTCTTCGCGAACGGCATGCGCCCCGGCGGTGTGCTCACCTATAAGGGCGAACGCGGCCTGACGCCGGCCCAGCGCGAGCAGGTTCGGGAATCCCTGATCGCTCCGCTCACCGGCACCGAGAACACCGGGCGCACGCTCCTTCTGGAAGGAAATGCCGGGTTCGAGTGGCAGTCCGTCAACATGCCGCCCCGCGACGCCGAGCTTCTGGCGAACCGGGCATGGCATGTCGAGGAGGTCTGCCGCTGGTTCGGCGTTCCGCCGATCCTGATCGGCCATGCGTCCAGCGGCCAGACCATGTGGGGTTCGGGCGTCGAGCAGATCATGCTCGGCTGGCTCACCCTCGGGCTGCGCCCGTATCTCACGCGGCTCGAGCAGGCCATGAAGCGTTCGCTTCTGGCGCCCGAGGACCGCGCCACCTTCTACGTCGAGTTCACGGTCGAAGGCATCCTGCGCGCCGACAGCGCGGGCCGTGCCGAGATGTATTCGAAGTTGATGCAGGTCGGCGGCATCACGCCGAACCAGATCGCCGACCGCGAGAATCTGCCGCGCTTCGAAGGCGGCGACGTCCACCTCGTCAACTCCACCCTCGTTCCGATCAACCAGGCCGGAGCGCGTCCCGGGCGCGTCCAGCCGGCGCCGGGCGAGCCGATCCCGGAGCCGGGCCAATGAGCATGAAGACGCGCGCGTTCGACCTCGAGATCAAGGCGACCCCCGACAAGGCGGGCCGGTTTTCCGGCTACGCTTCCGTATGGGGCGTGACGGACTCCTATCGCGAGCAGGTCGCACAAGGCGCCTTCGTTGAGAGCCTAGCCGAGACGTCGGGCAAGGGCCGGCACATCCCGATCCTGTGGCAGCATCGCTCTGACGAGCCGATCGGCCACTGGACCGAGCTGCGCGAGGACGAGCACGGCCTATTCGGCGAGGGCGAACTCTGGCTCGACGAAGCACCGTATGCGCGCATCGCGCAGCGCGGCATGAAGGCCGGCGCCATCACCGGCTTGTCGATCGGCTACTACGTCCGGGACTCGTCGTTCGACGAGACCAAGCGGCTTCGCACGTTGAAGCAGGTCGATCTCGTCGAAGCGTCCATCGTGACGAACCCGGCGAACGACGAAGCCCGGATCGACACGATCAAGGCCAAGCTCGCCGCGGGCGAGACCATTTCTGAACGCGACTTCGCGAAGGTTCTGCGGGAGCGGGGCTTCTCGAGGGCTGCCACCGACGCCATCGCCGACGTCGGTTTCAAGGCATGGGCTGCGGGAGCGGGCCAGCCTCACCAGGCGATCAATCCCGGACTGGGCGACCTCGCAAAGGCGCTGTCCGGCTTCACCCTCCCCAAGCTTTGAGGACTAAGACCATGACCATGCACGATACGCGCCTCGTGGCGCCCCACCGCGAATACGGACGCAAGGACGCCGGGCAGCAGGCTGACGACCAGATCGAGCTGCGCGCCGTGATGGAAGGCCTGACCAAACGCGACGCCGAGATCAAGGCGTTCGCCGAGAAGGCGGGCGAGGAGATCAAGAACACCGGCAAGATCGCCGCTGACACCAAGGCGGCGCTCGAACTGCTCGTGAAGGAAGGTAGCGATCTCCAGGCTCGCATGATCGCGGTCGAGCAGAAGCTCGCGCGCCGCGGCGGCGGCAGCGATGCGCCGGCCGCCAAGTCGAACGGCGAGCTCCTGACCGATTCCGACGAGTTCAAGTCGATGAAGTCGCGCGGCGGCGGTACGGCCCGCATCAACGTGAAGGCCGTCACGTCGATCACCTCGGCGACGACCGGCACGGGCGGCGTCGGCGACGCCATTCGTCCGAACCGCCTGCCGGGCATTACCACGCCGGCGCAGCGCGTGCTGACGATCCGCGATCTCCTGCTGCCGGGCCGCACGGATTCGAGCTCGATCGAGTACGTGAAGGAGACCGGCTTCCAGAACATGGCGGCGCCGGTCGCCGAGCTGGGCCTGAAGCCGCAGTCGGATCTGGCCTTCGATCTGGCGACGGCTCAGGTCCGGACGCTCGCGCACTGGTTCTACGCCTCGAAGCAGGTGCTGGACGACATCCCGCTTCTACAGTCCTACATCGACGGCCGCGCCCGCTACGGCCTCGCGCTCGTCGAGGAGGCGCAGCTGCTGGCCGGCGACGGCACGGGGCAGAACATCCTGGGTCTCATCCCTCAGGCGACGCCCTACGCCTTCGCGACCTATTCGAAGTCGGGTGACACGAAGATCGACCGTATCCGCCGTGCGATCCTGCAGGTGCGCGTCGCGCAGTACCGCGCCAGCGCGATCGTCATGTCGCCGAACGACTGGGCCGACATCGAGCTCACGAAGGATGCGGGCCAGAACTACATCATCGCCAACCCCGGCGAGAACGGCGAGAAGCGTCTGTGGGGCCTCCCGGTCGTCGACTCCGACGCCATCGCGGACGGCAAGTTCATGGTCGGCGCGTTCAACGTCGCCGCCCAGGTCTTCGACCGCGAGGACGCCAACGTCCAGGTGTCGACCGAGGACCGCGACAACTTCATCCGCAACGCCGTGACGATCCGCGCCGAAGAGCGCCTCGCGCTCGTCGTCCACCGCCCGGAGAGCTTCGTCTACGGCAACCTCACCACCGGCAACGCCAGCTGACGCTTCGGCTCGTCACGAGGGGCGGCACGATCCGCCCCTCTCACGAACCGAAGGAGGACCGCCATGACCAAAGAAGTCGAGATCGAGACGCTCCGCTCATTCAACCGCACGCCGCAGGGCGATCTCTGCGAAGTCGGCGACCGCTTCCCGGTTGCTGCATCCCGGGCCGAGGAACTCGAACGCCTCGGCCTGGCTCGGCGCACGCAGGTCGCGCCGGACCCGACCGTCCAGGCGCTGCCCGACCCGGAGACCCCGGAAGCGCCTGGACGCCGTCGCGGCGGCTCGCGCGCGACGAAGGACTGAGACCGACCCGCGCAGACAGGAGGCACAGCGATGCACGACATCAAGATCACCGGACTGAACCGCATGCTGAACCCCAAGGCGAACGCCGTGGGGCAGATGGTGCTGGCCGAGTTCAACTGCATCGCGAACGGCCTCCGTCTGCGTGGGTGCGCTCTCGTTAAAACGGACAAGGGCGGTCTGACCGCTTGGGCGCCGAAGATCGACGTGAACCACGCCCGTCGATCGGTCCAGTTCGCCGACGACAACCTGCGTCACGCCATCATGATGCACGCCCGCGACGCCTACCGGGCGCTCGGCGGGACCGACGTCGATTGCATCGGCGCGTCCAAGCCGATCGGCGCCTACAGCGAGAGGGAGGCTGTCTGATGGCCGCCGCGGAGTTCAAGCGGAAGCTCGTCGTCAGCGCCGACACGAGTGATCTGCAGAAGGGCGCACGCGACGTCGCAGCGTTCGGCCAGCAGACCGAGAGCGCGACGGCGACGCTGAAGCGGATGAAGGATCAGTTGGATCCGGCCGCCTACAAATCGCTGGCCGCCGGGATGAAGCCGGCCATTGAGGCTGAGCGTCAGATGGCTTCCATGACGAAGGCGCTGACCGCCGAGCTAAAGCCGTTCGGTGAGGCACTGCGCAAGCAGCAGACGGACAGCCTCAAGGCTGCCGAAGCCGTCAATCGGTTGGCTGCCGCGGAGTTGAAGCGTGCCGAAAGCCTGCGTCGTGCCTACGATGACACCTACGCGAACGCGCAACGATACTTGAAGGTCGAACAGGCGGTCGCTCATCAGATGGAGCTTCGCAACCTGTCGGTTGAGCAGGGCAACGTGATCCTCGCGACTGCCGCCAAGCGTTTCGATCAAATGGGCAAGGGTGCCGAGGCCGCGAACCAGAACGTGAAGCTTACGTCCGGCCAGGTGCAGGGCCTCGGCTTCCAAATCAACGACATGGCGACGATGTTGGCGATGGGCGCGAGCCCGTTCCAGATCATGGCGTCTCAAGCCGGCCAGGTTGCGCAAGTGTTGCAGGAGGGCGGCGGCGTCAAATCCAGCATCGGCGCGATCGCGACCGCGGTCGGCGGCTTCGTCACCTCCCTCGGCCCGGTGGGCATCGCCCTCGGCGCAACGACGGCTGCGGCCGGCGCGCTGTGGCTCATGTCTGACGGTCCCGAAGCGAAGGCGGCCAAGAACTCGATGGACGAGTTCAAGCGTTCGATCGATGCCGTGCGCGACAGCTTCGGCGAGGCCGGCCGCGCCGCCGATCTCGTCTACTCGGCCGGCGCCAAGCTGACGCAGGGCATGGCGCTCGGACAGCTCGTCGACAGCATGAAGACCGCCAAGGAGGAAATGAAGGAGGCCGTCGAGAACCTCGGCCGTGGCGAAGCGGTCCGGCTCGATATGGGCACGCTCGGCAGCGCCAAAGCCGTGCTCGACCTCTTCAACGGCGAGGTTCGCAACGCGCAGGCCGAGATCCGCGAGCTTTACGGTCAGTTCACCCGCGGCGAGATCGAGGCCAAGGCCTTCGTCGAGCGGATGGCTCAGATCCAGATCAAGCCGGGCGCCAGCGACGAGGTTCGAGCGCTCGCCGGCGAGATGCGCCGTCTCGGCACCGACGTGATGAACGCGGCCACGAACACGCAGGCGCTTCAGGCCGCCATGGACGCGATCGTCAACTCGCGTTCGCGCCTACCGAAGCCCGCAGCACAGGACCGGCCGGACAACGCCGCGCTCGAACGTCGCTTTGGCGACCGGATCAACCCGGACGTGACGGACGACCTGCGCAAGCAGCTGGAGGACCAGGCGGCCGCGCTGACGAAGACCGAGACCGCGACCCGGTCCTATTCTGACGCCGTCGCTGAGCAGAAGGCCAGCATCGAGAAGTCCGTGGCCGAGCTGCGGCTGCAGGTCGACATGTACGGTGAGAGCGAGGGCGCGATCGCTGCCGCCCGTTTCAAGCTCGACGCGATGACCGAGGCGCAGCGCGCTGCGAACGACGCCAAGGCCGGCGCTATCGATCCTGCCCTCGTCGATCAGATCAATCGGGAGGCGGACGAGATCGGCCGCCTGACCGACAAGATCCGCACGAACACCTCGGCCGAGCGTGAGCGGCAGAAGGCGGCCGAGGACGCAAAGCGGCAGCGCGAGCGCATCGCCGAGTTCACCGCTGACGTCGAGTTCGAGCGATCGATCCTCGGCTTCACGGACAGCGAGCAGGAGATCCGCCAGACCATCCGCAACCTCGACGTCGACTTCGACAGCTTCGAGGGGCAGCGGCTCGCCGCCGCGATGCGCTTCAACGACTCGGTCCGCGCCCAGCAGGACGCCATGGCCGATATGGGCGACACCGCCAAAGACGTATTCGGCGACATCATCGAGGCCCTCGGCAAGGGTGGCGATCTCGTCGACAACCTGGCGCAGGCGCTCGGCGGTCTTGGCCAGAAGCTGGCGTCGGCGGGCCTTGAGCGCATGCTTGGCGGTTTGTTCGGTGGTGGGCAGAGCGGCCGGAACAACGTCGTGTCGATCCTTGGCGGTGTGGCGGCTAACTCGAACATACCCATCCCGACGGCGCGCCCGGCCTACCAGTCGCCTAGCTATCCCTATGCCGACAAGTACGCCCTGCCGGCGGCGACCGCGGCTGCCACGAAGATGACGAGTGCCAGCTCGTCGCTCGCCGACGTCCTGAAGGATGGCGCCAACCGGATCGGAACGACAGCTCGCGACCTTGCGGCCGTCATCTCGTTCGAGACCGGCGGCAGCTTCTCGACCAGCATCCGAGGCGGCGCCGGCAACCGCCATATCGGCCTGATTCAGTTCGGCCCGACCGAGCAGAAGCGTTACGGCGCGGCGATCGGGCAGACACTGGCCGACCAGATGGACGCCGTCGTCGGCTATCTCCAGGACCGCGGCTTCAAGCCGGGCATGGACATCTACGACCTCTACTCGACGATCAACGCCGGCCGGCCGGGGCGCTACGGCGCATCGGATGCTGCAAACGGCGGGACGTGGGGCTCGGTCCGCGACAAGGTCGATCACCAGTTCGCCTCGCACTTCGCCAAGGCCGATAGCATCCTCGGCGGCACGACGCGCGATCTCGCGAAGGGCGTGTCGAAGGGTGTCGAAGACGGCATCGAGAGCTACGGCGCCGGGCGGTTCGACACTGGCTACGCTGGCCAAGGCGCGACGCCCGGCATGTCGCGAGGGCAAGCGGCTCTCGGTGGCCTGTTCGGTTTCGCCGGCATCGCCGCGAACGGTTACGCAAGCGGCAGCCCGTTGTCGGGCGGCCTATCTGGCGCGATGGGCGGCTTCGAGCTCGGTGGCACCTTGGCCTCCGTCTTCCCCAGCCTCGGCGCAGCCGCGGGGCCTTTGGGCGCTCCTGCTGGACGAGCCGCACCCATCTTCAAAAAGAAGGAGAAGGTCGCATGACCGCAATCAACGTGATCCTCCAGAAGAAGCAGGCTTTCGTTCTCACCGATACGGCTGCTTACAGTCCGCAGGACGGCATCCCTCACAGTTTCCACTACAAGGCCCTTGCTGTGCAGGGGTGCAGGCTGATCGTGGCATCGCGCGGTGATGTCAATCTGACGCAAGGGTTCGCCCAGTCGTTCCCCATTGTATACGACGACCTCGACCACGCGATTGAGGACGATTTCCAGCGCCTCAAATGGATCTACGATGTCCATTCTGCAGTGTCGGAAGATTCTGAACGGGTCGCCTTGTGCGATGTCGTTTTCGTTGGTTGGTCCGAAAGGGAGCGGCGACCTATCGGCCGGATGCTCATCCGTCGAGATGGGTGGGAGTTGCGGATCATAGATCCCGACGAGGGCATCCAAATGCCAGCCCTCGAGGGCGAGGACATGCTGGCGTTGGCCGATCATCCAGAGATGCGCGACTTCAGTTCGATGGATACGTTTGATCCCAAGTCGCATGGCCTGGTTCTTCTGGAAGCCCAGCGTAGGGTGAAGTTCCAGATCGCAGGAATGGATTTGCCCCCGATGTTTCTTGTGGGCGGGCACATTCATCTGACGACCGTAACAGAGCGTGGCGTCGTGCAGGAGACGCTGCGCGACTGGAATGACGAAGTCGGCGTCCCGCTGTCGCCTCCACCTCTTCAGAAGCCGCGCACTGCGGCGTCAGACGCACTCGACCGAGCCGCCGAGAAGCGCGCTCGAAAGGCCGCCAAGCTCGCAAAGGTCGCTGCCTGATGTCCAGTCTCAAGAACAGCCTCCTCGGCTCCTCGATGGCCAGCGCAGCGCCGCTGGCTTCCTTCCCGGGCTGGGCCGGTCCCGTCGTGCGCGCGAAGCGCCGGACGGGCTGCACCGATGGACAGTTTAATCCGCCCCGGTCGCTCGATGGCGCATCGGAGATCCTCGAGGCGCGGCAGCGCGCCGAGAGCTTGCGGCTGATCGCTGAGGCACGAGAAATGGGTAAGGCTCACGGCGGCGTCTGGTTTCAGCTGACGATGAAGGCGTTGGAATACGATCTGCAGATCGGGCACACGCCCGACCTGGCCGATAACATTCCGATGCTTCTCACGCGCTTCGGGGAGGCCTGTGACGCGTTCTCGTCGAACGTGTCGGCGGTTTTCGGGCCCGAAGGACGAAACGCGGGATTCGCCTACTGGACTGCTGCTCGTGGCGAGTACGCTGCGCGTGTCGTCTTCCTCATCGATCGGCTGTTGCACGAAGTAGGCAAGGTGATCGGCCAGGAGGCGATCCCTGCCGATCTGTTCGAAGACATGGACACGATCGTCATGGCCTTCGTCTTCCCGGACTATGGCGTCGACCCGAAGGACGACGCTTGGCGGCAGGCTGTGACGGAACGCTTCGACGCGGTTCGGGCGCACCTCCGGGCCGTGGAGGCAACGCCATGAAGGGCACCTACGCTTCGGCGATCCTGCTGGGCGGCCGCCAGTTCGGGCAAGACCGCTACGAGGACGCGCTCGATCTCTTGGTGCGGGCGTCGGCCGTCAACGCGTTCGCGATCGGCGATCTCCTGACGCAGTTCAGCTTCTTCCGCATGCAGGCCGAAGCGATCGACGTCCAGGTCGCACGCCTTCCTTGGTGGATGTCCGATGAGGATAAAGCCGAGTGGTCGCGGCTCGCGCGCGATCAGTACCGCAGGAACGTCGCCGAGCTCTATTCGTCCTTCATGGTCGAGTGGAGCCGCCGGGCCGGTCGCATGCCCTGGCTCTTCGAACTTGCGGTGCAGCGCACGATCCCGCTGGCCTCGCATGTTCTGGTCTTCCCACAGCATTGTCCGGAGGCATCGGAGATTCCTGCGGCCAGTGAGCCGGTTATGAAGGCCATGCTCGAGTTGATCGCTGATGTCGCCGGCATGGACCGGGGTCCGGGTTCCGGTAGCTCGCTGGCGGGGCTGACCCCGCCGCCGAGCAAACGGACGCTGCAATGAGCGACGACTTCACGAAGGGCATCACGCTCATCATCGACGAGATGAAGAGCCCGAAGGCGCGCTCGCAGATGCTGGCGTCGTTCGCCCGCGAAGAGATCGCCATCACCAAGTCGAAGAACGAGGCGGCGATCGGCCGGACCATCCGCAAGCCACGCATCACGGTGGACGGCCGGCGCGACGCGCCGCTCGGGACCGTGAAGCCGGACGGGACGATCGTCGCCGAGTTCAACTACGAGACCGCGGCGGTCCGCTGGATCCTGCGCCAGCTCGAACTCGAATCGCCACGCCTGACCGGCACCTATCGCGAATCCCACTCCGTCTACGCCGACGGCCGGCTGATCCAGATCGGCTCTGGCGGGGACATTCCGGACGCGATCGAATACGTCCTCGCGTCGGATGTGCCCTATGCCACCAAGCTCGACCCGAAGGACGGCCTGCCGGCGCGCTCGAAGCAGGCACCGAAAGGCGTCTATCAGGCAATCGCCGCTGTTGCTGCCACACGCTTTGATGGCGAGGCCGACGTGTTCTTCACCTGGCGCGACGTGCCAATGGCGAAGGGCGGATCGCATCGGAACCCGGCGATCGTCGTGCGGCCGAACGGCCGGCCCGGCGAGGTCTGACCTTTTCCCCACGTCTGGGGGAAAGAATCAAACTCGCTATTGCGTGCGAAAATCTCGGAACTACCTAGTGGTCGACACTGGAGGAGCCGATGAACGCCGCACCGCTCTACAAAAAGTACATGAGATTTTCGCTCAAGATTGCCTACGATTGCGTGAAGATCGCTTGGCAGGAACGGCATTCGGCGGATCGCACGAAGGCAAACCAGGCGGCTGCGACGGCGCTGGTGAACCTGAACGTCGCCGCAGCGATGACCGCACTCAATTTCTCGTTTTTGCTTCTGGCTGGCTACGTAGCCGGTCGACTGGGTTTCAGCTTGCTTTTCTAACGGCAGCATAGCTCGAACTGCAGTAGCTGTTCGGCTAGTGCACAAAGAAAAACCCGCTGGATTGCCAGCGGGTTTTTCTTTCATTCAAGAACCCAAATCCATCGAGAACTTAAGAATCTCAAGGAGGTCTTCGCGCTCTTCTGGGGTGTAGGCGTCGGGATCAGGCACCATACGGACCCCACCGTCTCGATCAGTGTGTAGCTGTGTCTCGCCGTCGCTTGGTTTCCACGGCGTCAGTCCCATCGCCTTTACGGCCGCGCGAAATTCCTCGTTGGTCAATTACGCAGCCACCGCAAATTCGCGCTGGCGGGCAACCGTCTTGAACCCTTGGGGCTTCCGACTCTTCAATTTTTCAGCACGTTCTCGTGCAAGCTCGTGCTTGGCAGCGACCAGCATTTTGAGGGCGCCGGGGATCTTCGCCTCTACCTCTTCCAAGGTTTTGCCAGCGACAAACAGCCCTGGCATATCTTCGCTAAGACCCACGAACAGACCCGTCTTTTCGTTCTCGAAAAAGTCCACCGTGATCGTCGATTTCAT